CCCCTCTCAGGGTTCTAAAGCGGCAAACGCCACTAAATGGTAGAGCTGTCCTTCGAAGCAGTGATGCTTACTGCTGAAGGCCGACCGTCTCGTCTTATCAACGGATCTAGCGGTCGGGAACCTTCAGTAGTTTGTCATAAGGTACGGGGTTGATATCCCGTACCCTGACACAAACATCTGGTTAAACATGTGCGATAGGCGAACTGACGTAGCTTCCAAAAGCTTAGACCGTCACAAGCGAAGACCACATCACGGGATTATGGAAAAAACCGTGGCCAGCGCTAGTAAGTTAGCGTGGTTCTCAGTAAAGAGAGGCCACTCTTTATTGTTAACCTAGGGGGACCCGACGGGGTCCCCCCACTTTCTCAGGAAGGATAATTATGCCTATCGTGGATGTACGACTTTCGGGTACTTTTCACCGAGTTAGTACAAGCACGTCGTACGGAACCGTTAGTGTGCACGACGAAGCCTATACGCTTGAATCTGCGTCGACTTATCGTGCATGGTCCCGTCAATCCAGGCCCTATGTAGCTACTCTGCCGTACGTCGTCCAAAAGGCGTCCTACGTGCCGAAAGGCTATCATATAGAAGAGCACTCACCTTACTATGCCTGGTCCTCAGTTCGGGACGGGTGGGTTGGTGTAAAGCTCGACTACCTTCTTGGTCTTGCTTCCTCGCAGGACGACGACATTCCTCTGGCTGATGCCATGAACGGCGCCATAGATAACATCAAGGGTGCGAGCTGGAACTTTCCAGTGTTTGCTGCTGAAGCGAATAAGACAATAGATTCTGTTCACCTCCTTGCTCAAAAGGCAGAAAAAGGGTGGTCATACTTTAAGAGATTTCGGCGTAAGCCGAGGGTGTTGTTGCAGCTTGTTACTGAGCTCTTCCACCACTCTCCTAGGGATGTGAGGCGTAACCGGTACTACAATCGTATCGATCAACGCTTCGGTTCGGATGATGCAGCTAAGGCATGGCTTCGCTATCGTTACGAAGTTATGACCACAATTCTGGATGTGCAGGAGGCGGCGAAAACTACCGCTGATTTACTTCTTAGCCATCCAGAGGTACACAAATCCTCCGTTCAACGGACTATCGCTGTCGAGCTACCCCCGCACGTGCTTTATTACGGCGGTTGGGATCAGCCGTTTTTGTTGGGAATCGGTGCGGGCGCGAACTTGCGTTTCGAACGTCGGGCTTCTGCTGAAATTACTTGCAGAGCCTGGATCTCAACACGGCGCGACAATCCTGTACTGAGTGAGGCGAATCAGCTCGGCCTTATAAACTGGCCGAGTAATATCTGGTCTTTATTTCCAGGTAGCTTCATCGCAGACTGGTCGCTCGACATTGGCAACTATTTGGAAAGGTTACCTGCTTTATGTGGTCTCCAGATAGTAGATAGCGGGTACTCTACCTACCGACGGGTCGGCGGTACCATTAGCGCTTCGGTCGCGTCAGATTATTACACGACGCGGTCTCTCGAATTAGATCCACTCGAGTTTGAAGCATCTTCTTATCAACGATCGCCGTGGCCTAACCCGGCCCCGGTGTGGACTCCAGCCGTGCGGCTGTCGACCAATCGTCTTATCGATGCCGCAGCCCTCTTTAGAACTTTGGGCACACCAAGTTTTCAGCGCAATCTTCGGCTGTGAATTTGCCGGTTTTGTTCACACATTGATCATACACATACTCCACAGGAGGTTATAAATGGGTTTCTTTGATAGCGGAACCATCGGCGGCGTAAGCCGTGCCGATGGCTCTACTGCTCGGACTGTTACAATGGTCCGTGTCGGTAGTATCGTTAACGGTTTCATCGCCCGGGAAACTGGGCTCGATAACCCGGAGCTGGCTCAATCCTTTACCCACCGTACCTTTGAAGAAAGGGCACGGAACGGAGCTCGGATCAGAACGTCTCAAACGTTCTGGAGCTGGCCTTACGTCCTTCCCGCTGATCCCGCCGTCGTTGCGGGCGTCGTTACGTTGAACCGCAATGGTCTTCACGTACCGGCAAACTGTCCTCCTCATGTACGGGCTGATGTAAGAATCCAGCTCCTCAACATGACGTCAGCTTCGGCCGGAACGGTAGGCAAACAGCTGGTTTACGACCCGCTGATTCTTGGGATTCCTCCCGCCTAGCCGTTCGTTTTCTAGTTCTTCATATGTACCACCTTTCTTTAAAGGAGTCTTATAATGGATCTCGAAGAGTTCTTTGAATTCGAGCCCTCATTCTCGAGCTACGGTGACAACGTTACCCGTACTGAGAGTTCCGAGCCTTTGAACCTTGAGGCCTGGGACACTCTGGCTGAAGATCGTGGCGCCCAAAAGCCCCGCGACCGTAAGCGGCTCGAGTTCGCTATCTCGCGCGATTTTGCGAGTATCAAGCTTGACGATGTCGAAGTCGTCAGACTACTGGAAAAGCTAGCCTCCTGCGCACCGCAGACAAAAGTTGCCCGCAAGGTGACAGACGTCTGTATAAAGCTACAACTCGCTGCCAGTGAGCACCGCACGGCGTCGTTCGCGTCGCTTCTACGGGTTTTGCTCAAGGACATCGTTGTTGATCCTAGGTTATACAAGGATCCTATGGTGTACTACTGGGATAACCAGCTCGTTTGTCTCCTTTCTAAATACCCCTTCGTGGGAAGTGAGGAGGTGGGTGATGTAGCCGCGCTTGAAGATCTCTTGTCCTGCGAACGCAAGAACGCAGAAACTAACAAGATCTGGAGAAACCTCGATCAAAATCACCCCAAATACAGGGCAATCGAGGCCGTTTCACTCCGGATGCACGAGTTGATGGGTCCTGCCCCGTCGACCCAAGAGGTCATTGACAGAGGTGGTTGGGGACCCGGTGTTAACGCGAGTTTTGATTTCGATTACACGCGCACCGGTCCGGAGTACAAGTTTGCTGCAAGGCCGACGCTTACTCCTATGATTATACCTATAGCGTCAACGGTGATGGCATCCGTCCCGTTGTGGGACCAAATGATAAGTTTGGTCCACGGAACGCAACAGCGTTTCGATCTAATTCCAGGTAACGTATTTTTCACCGTTCCTAAGAAGTTCGAAGTTAAACGCGGGGCTTGCATGGAGCCGATGCTGAACCTCTGGCTACAGATGGGGGTTGAGGCAGTACTCCTTGAGCGTTTACTAGAGTCCGATGGCGTTAATTTACGCACATCCGCGATGTTCAACAAAATGTTAGCCGAAGCTGGCGCCGTGACTGGTATCTTTTGCACGGTCGACCTAAAGTCGGCGAGTAATAACGTTTGTCGAGCTCCGGTACGGTCTGTTATATCGGCCGATTGGAACGCCTTGCTCGTGTCGTTAGCGAGCGAATACGGCCTTCTGCCTGAAGTGTTGCGCAAGAAGATGTCCGACAAGAGCATCCCTGAGATGATCAAATACGAAATGCTCAGTTCTATGGGCAACGGTTTCACGTTCTTGGTAGAGACGCTGCTTTTCCGGGCGATCGTTACCTCCGTGGTGCCGGGTGTTTGGTCTCGTACTCCGAAGGGTATGAAGCTAACTTGGCCTCATGTTGCGGTATTTGGGGACGACCTCGTCTTCCCGAGTGCCTACTACAACGAGGTTGAGTCCTTGTTAACCCTGTTTGGTTTCACCATCAACCAGGACAAGACATTTGTGGACGGTCCATTCCGTGAAAGCTGCGGTAAAGACTTCCATGGTGCAACTATGGTTAGACCACTCTACATCTCTAAGAGGCTTGACAATGGAGAAGCAGTTGTCTCCCTTGCGAATAAGATTCTTCGTCATGCTTTTGAAGGTCCTACGGCTCCTAGCAAGTCTGGGGTTAGTGGTGACTCTCGTTGGCGTGGAGTCTGGCATGCAATCGTTAATCACGTGCGTAAGCCAATCCGCAAGTTAATCACTACGGAGCCCAATGTACCGCAAGGTCTATGGGTTCCGACTGGTGAGTCGACCTGGGAAACGTCGGAAGGCAAGCCGCCAACCTACGTTGTTATTTGTTCATCCCCGGTTAAGGCCCTTCTGTCTGAGGAAACAACAGTGGACCATAGCGACTCTCCTGAGTCGCTGGTGTACTCCTTAGATAGAGAGAATCTCATGTTATCGCGGATTCGCCAGGTGAAAGGCGCCACACCGAAAGGAATGTGGCCCGCTGAGGCTTGCATGAGTAGTAGCGGTGATAGCGCGACTCTTCGACACACGGTGGCCTACCGGCCCGCTATCCGTGCTGTCGTTGATTCGTGCCGGTGGACACATTGGGTAAGAAATACTATACCATAACAATGTGAAAATGCGGGGCTGTAATGCCCAGGCAG